TCAACGATTGGCGCAGTAAAACGGAAAGCAGCGCATACGATTATCAGTCGGATGGGCATCAATCCACGCATCACCCGGACCCGATGAAGTCTCAGACTGCAAATGCTGCCATTCCATAACCGGACGGCCGGGAGAAGACGCACAGCCAGCAAGCAACAAAACCACCAAAGCCAACAATAGCCTTACCATCGCCTACGACCTCCAAAGAGTAAGCGCCGGAGCAGGCCCAGCACGATCATAAACAGGAAAACCCCAGCGATGACCAGGACAGCCAAGCCAACCGCATCCGTAGGCGACAAGGTGCGAAACACGGCAAAAGCGGCACCATAGGCCACGGCATGAACCACAGCACTTATAACCATATGCCCCAGCCAGTGCGTAATCATGGAAGGACATTCTGTGCAATGGGTTGTGTGGGCAACAACGGCTGAGCAGCTGCGCGACGTTGACGCTTATGAATATGGCCCCGCGTAGGATTTACCGAGACATAAGCACCCGCAAAGTGGCAAACCTCCAAACCGTCCAACAACTGACAATGGGATGCAGGCACAGTCACAAAATGACCAGACCGAGAAACCAGCACATAATCATGCTCAGAGCCACTAGAAATGTTGCCAACAATACGGAATTTTTCAGAAATTGAGGGTAATTCCTGAGCCTGTACTCGCTTTAATTTTAACCCGTCATGGTCAAAGTCCTGTAAGGGATGGGTAGAACGAAAGACAAGAGGCGAAGGAGCCAAAACACCAACAGGACCAGCAGAGGCAGAGGGAACAAGGGAACCATTAACGACTTTATCACCAGGGTGAAAGGTGGCAACGTCAGCAGCAAACATGCCGGAAACGTGATGAAAAACGAACCAGCCCAGGGGACCGAGAAGCAAGAAAAGGGCAAGGGTAGCCCAAACCCGTAAGGGTATCTTACGTTTAACGGTATGAATCTCAGCACTTTTATAGCATTTATAGATTTTCTTAGGGTACTTGCGACGCTGCTTTTCAGCTTCTTTCTTAGTGTGGTAATCAAGGGGATCATCAACACAACGCTGCCAACGGTACATGGTCATAGAAGAAAGACCGAAGGTACGCTTAGCATGGAAATGCTCACCAGCAAGACGCCGGACATGCTTATCAATAAGCATGGGGTCTTGAGTGATAAGAACAAGATCAATGCCTAAATGCCTATGGGTCTCCAAAGCAGCAACGTAATCAGGAACAGGAGCACCGGGTGCGCGATTACGAAAGAAACGTTGACACTCATCAATGACCACCAAAGAGCCGGGAGGACAATCCATCCAACGGGTAGGCTCTTCGAGCGGAGTAAAAGGAACAAGGTCGGTATTAAGATCAATGCCAGAAACAAAAACCTCGATAGGAACCTTAGAACCATCTTCGAGAACACGAAAAGCAGGGGCATCACCAAAAGGCGGCCGAGCAATATAATCATTGACAGAAAAAAGGGTTTTACCAGCACCAGGTAAACCTGTACGAATAGTAAGCATGTTAAGAAGTCCTCACCGGGAAAATGCGTTTAGAAACAGCGATAGAAACTTTGATAGAAATAGCAGAGAGAAAAATCTGCAAACCGTTATAAATACCAAACATATGAACAAGAGTATCAAGGGAAGCGGCACCGGAGCCGATAGCGTTAATGGCTGTTGATAAATTGGCATCAAGAGCAGAGAAACCAGTATAAGAAACAAAACCAACACCAAGAGCTAAAAGAATTTGGGGACCAATATTTTTTAAAATCCAAGTACCAAGGGTAACAAGTAAAAGATAAATAGCATTAATCATAAGTCACCTATTTAACGATCAATAAAAGGGAGGCCATAGAAAAAACACCAATGACCACAGGACGAACCTTAGAAGCCAACTGGCAAGCATAAGTGAAAGTAATAGAAAAAGTATGATTCATAACATTAAAGGTAACAGGGGAAGGACAAGAAACCGAAGTGGATTCACGAGCAGAAGCAATTTGACCAAGAGCAGCAACAGTAACGGAAGCAGTAGGCATTGTGGGCATAGAGAAAGAAGTAGGGTAAACAGCGGAACCAGTAGAAGAAGTAGGAGAAGTACCAGAAGTACCGGAAGCAGTAGGAGAAGTAGAGGAACCAGGACCACCAGGACCAGAAACAACACACTCAAGAGAAGGACCAGAGCCAATAGTAGAAGCACCGGGAGGACAAGTTAATTGACCATTAGATGAAACAGTAGGAGCGGCCAAATGGAAAGAAGAATTGCCACCAGAACCACCACCACCGGAGGTGGAAGGCGTAGAACCAGAATTAACAGCAGGAGGATAAATAACCTGATAACAAGAAGTAGTGCCACCACTAGAAACAGTAGCGGAACCAGAAGGGCAAGAAGTTGTGCCGTTAGAAGTAACAGGAGAAACAGGGGATAAAGTGGGAGCAGTAGAAGAACCACCATTGCAAGAGGAATTAGTGGTGGAATTGTTAGAAGGAACATAAGAACCGGAACCATTAGAACAAACACAACCAGAAGCATCAGAAACAGAATAACCAGAAGGACAAGAAGAAGAAGAACTAGAGGAAGTGGAGGAAGCAGTAGGAGAAGTTAAACAAGCCTGGCCGTTAGTCATAGAGCCACCAGAACCAGAAGAAGAAGAATAAGACTGAGTATCACAATTAGTGGAAGGATTACAGAAAGTACCAGGAAGAACACCGTTAGAATTAGGAGTAAGAGAAGTGCCAATCTCGCCAACAGGAGTACCAGAAGGAACAGAGCAAGAAACAGTACAAGAACCCAAATTATAATTATTAGGACCAGGGTAAGCACCAATGGCACCACAAGAACAAGAGGAACCAGAGGAAGAAATCATATTCGTGCCATAACCAGCACAAAGAGAAGTACAAGCAGAAGAGGAAGAACCACAAACGGAGCCACCAGAATATGCAGAAAGAGAAGAAGAACCAAAAGAAAAAGAAGAAAAAAGAAAGAGAGAGGGGAGCAGCAGAAGGGCGGCGCACAGGCGCGCCCGCCCTTCCCTGCTTGCTTTGTTTTTCGTCAAATTACGCGAGCAGGAAACCAAACGCGACAACAACAAAGATAAGGAGAAAAAACCAGAGCACATTAGCGTCCTCACGTTAAGCCACGAACTGAACAGGATGCGAAGGCATACCGTCCCCGTATTGTTTAGACCATTCTGCTATATTCTCATTAATTGCATCTTTCTTTAGTTTGATAAGTCTTGCAGCATGAGTAAAAAGTTCACCTTTAGCGCGATCATCAAGATTTTTTGCAGATATTAAACCATCTAAAGATTTATATTGAGAAAACATATTTGACCAATTAACATCAACAGCATTTGCATGTCTAACAAAGTCCTCTTCACTAAATGACTCAACCTTGCCAGAGTAATCAGCAAATTCAAAATAATTAAGATCACCATCAATAGACTCAGCATCAAATAATTCAGATTCAGTAAAAACACTAAGACCAGGGTCGGCCCACGGACTTTTAACGTCAGCCTTTTTACCTGTATCACGTTGACGCGCTTTTATTGCAAATGGGAATGGTTTTTTATTTTGCTTTAACTTGCGACGGAGATTTTCACGAAACTTTTCAGATATACCTAACTTAAAGCCAAACAACCCAAAAAGAAAATTAACCGCAGCAATGGCAACCAATAAGCCCAATATTGCCACAGCTAACAAGGGCAAAGCGTAAGAAAGGAAGGTAGCAAAGGCGTTTACAAAGACAGTTGCAACACCGGAGAAAATATTATTAGGCATAAATCACCCCTTGAAAATGGGGGGCGAACCCCCCAGCTTGTAACAGACTGCTTACACCACCAGAGACAACAACCACTTAAAGCCATAGATGGCAGCCGCCAAGCCCATCAAGGCAACGGCAATGACGCCCACATCCGGGAGAATGGAGCCCGTGATATAGGTGGCCGCAGCATTGGCACCCACACCAGCAGACGCAAAGGCCGTACTTGCAGATACCAGCCCAACAACGGCAGAGGCAGCGGCAACACGTCCAGGGGTGGCAATCTCCGCAAGACGTGCAAGAGCACGATCACGGAGGGATGGGTTAACACTTTCGATCACAGTTACAGCCATTTCTTTACTCATGGATCACCTCACGACAACAAGAAACCGGGAGCCGCCCGGCACGGTTTTTTATGGAGGTCAACGACGGCCACGCATAAAATTGATTAAGTACTTTGCCCCGGCCACAGCCGCCATAACGCCCATGAGCGCCGGAGCCAAGACCAAAAAATCGGACTCGGTAAAACTGAAAGGGACCACATACGGCACCCAGGCAGGAGAGGAACAAGCCGCCACGATCTGACCACCTGTTCCACTCGCAGGGAATAACGCGTATTCATTCGAGCCACTCGCAACGGGTGCCGTGTCGTAAAACGTGCCCGGAGAGGTACACGTTAGGACGTAAACCCCCGTTGACGATGTTGTTGTGGCCGTGGTGGTCATGGGTTAGCCGTTAACGACTTTTGGCGCGTCCATCTTGACCGCACGATGGTCAATGATCTTGACGGCAATCTGACCGCGACGATCTTTTTCCAGATAATAATTGACCTCATAGTCACCAGCGGGCAGAACTTCCCCGCCATTGGCATGCATCAATTCAGCCTGTAAAGGGCGAACACCCGGCCCCTGTTCCAAATCATAAGGCTGTTTCCAAAGACGTTTGGATGCGCCCGTTTGCTTATCGTTATATTCAAATTGTTCACCCTGATAAAAACGACAAAGTGCTTTTGACATAGCTTTAACTCCTTAGTAAGTAAGAAAACATCACGCAACCCGTTTAAATTCGGTAACGGGAGAACCGAGAACAACCGCTTTACGACGCAAAGTGGTAACTTGACCGATTGCAATATCTGTCCAGGAGAGGCCAGCGGCACGAAGTAAGGCAGTATGACGCCGCCAAGTGCGACCGCTCATAGATTCTTTAGCAGAAGATTCACCAATTTGTTGAATTAATAGAAACGTGCGAAGAGCAGAACGAGCCATATCGACAGAATCAGCAACATTAGATAAAGCAGGGAATAATTCTTTCATATCCATCACCTCAGCATCACCAACAAGGGCGCTCCAATAGTCATTGTAAATTTCAGATAAAGTGTCTTCTTTGACCGAATCCCAGATAATGTCCTTACGTGCAATAAAGCCGCGACCGAGGCGGAGTTCTAAGCGCAGTAGCGTGAATGCATAAGCAATAAAGTCAGCAGTAATGACGTTTTGTCTTAGGTAATTTTTCATGACAGGGTCAGTGCCCTTCACGTAAGCCGTACCGCTTTGCCATTGTTGAGAACCCCAGCGCAAAACCTCATCAGTCGGCGAGGTCTGGCGACGGCGGGGTGCATTGGAGAGGCGCAAAGCGCCAAGGGCTGCCCGTGCCTGTTCTTGTGATCCCATATCAAAATTTGCCGTTAGATCGAGGCGGGACATGCTCCACACACTGGAGTCACCGAGCAGATCAGCGCCAACCGCATCAGAGGCGGCGACCAGGTGCGACAAAACCGCCTCTTGAGGATCACGAATCCCAAACACGTTATGACGCAGACCCGCCGAGTAGGACGGCGAGCCGGACAACTCGATCATGGTGTCAGTGACATGAATGCCGCACTTGTCACCAGCAAGGTGATCAGTCTTCTTTCGGCGAGACGTGGAGAAGGCGGGCACCAAGCCGGGATTATATACGTCTGCCCTACCCTCATGAGCAGCCGACCAGCACCGTATGGAGCGTTGAGTAGCCCCAGAAAACGACATGATCGAGCGCCGGAGGGTGAGGGAATCAATCAGGCTGAATTGTGGGTCAGTCATAACCAAAATCCGACCCAAAGTGGCCACTATGGCCAGAAGTAACGGTAAGACTATTACCGTTACTTAGATCGATTCCAGAATCGGAAGGGACAACCGAACCCCCCAACCTGGACGAAGGGGTTAACGCTTCCCGGTAGGCATCACGCAAGGCGCGAACGTTAGAAGCTACAGAATTGCGCTGTGTTGCATTTTCAGTGGTGCCCGGTAGGGTGGCCAAACTCTTGCGCCTAGCGTGCAGCATGGCGCGATTCTGTGCCTTCCACGCGGGGTTTTTATAGTCCTTCGAGCCGTCAGCATTTAAAGGCGCGCCATCACGCAAAACCGGCAAGCCGTCCTCAGTGAGTCCTGCAACGGGGTCCACCAGTTCATGACGCGAAGCAGGACCATGCACAACCGTATCAGCCGCCAGGATGGACAGGTGCCACTGATAGGAAAACTGAGCATCGAGGTCGAAATCTTCCAGACGCACATATTGAGAAGCCGCAGCAAGCCAAGAACTCAGGACACGTTCAGCCAGGACACCCGCGAGTTTTTCAATACCAGGGAAAACGCCCAGGGGAGCACCAAAGCCACACAGGGCGAACTGACGGAGCAATGCCAGGCGCGGAGCGTGAATATGAATCGTCAAAGATTCCGCGTCCACACAATCCATAGCGTTATATTCGGCATTTATCAGGGTAGGCTGATCTGATTTATCAGGAGGACGGAAAGCACCATCAGGACCAGCATCCAAATGTTTTAAGCGCCGATCATCGATATACCGCTGATAATCCACATCCAGGCTAAAATCTTCACGAAGTCGAGCAGCAGCAGTCATGACTTTTGCCCCCACTTGGTAAACAATCCCAACAACCAAAAGAAAGACACCCGGAGCATATCGGGCAGCATATCAATCAGAAAATGAAAAAAGTCATAAGCGAAAAGGGCCAACAGGCAGCCGCCGAAAGCGACCCAGAAAAAGCCTTGCAATAAAGCAATGTCAGCAGGGGTCATAAGGCCCCCGTTAAAATCATGCAGGTAATAAAAAAAATCCAAAAGCCCATAAAGAACCAGGGGAAGCCAATCATGACAAACCAAAGAAGCGACTTTTTAATAGGCTCACTCATCATCAGTGTCCTTTAAATCGGTATCCTTCAATACAACATTAAGCAAAACTATAAAGAACCAAGCGAGAACAAGGCCAAAAAGCACATAAGGTAGGAATATCACCAGACACCCCCAAGGCCACCAAGATCATCTAAAAGAAGACATAAAGCACCATTACAAGTAAAAGAATGCAAACCATTAACCATCATGCGGTTACGATATTGCAGAAACCACAACAAAGCACGACGATTACGTCGAACAACAAAAAAACCAATAGGGGTAATCACCAGACACCCCCTAAGCCACCAAGAGAATCAAGTAAATAAGCAAGTGAAAAATTATAATCGCGAACAGAAGCCGCCGAAAAATAAGCGTAATATTCCCAACGCTGACCTAATTGAAATAAAAGACGCGCACGAACATCGATGACGGCATCAGCAACAGAATAAAGAGCGCTCAACAGACCATAATCGACAGAAGAAAGGCAGACGTCAGAGGGGAATAAATCAAGGCTGACAGGCTCTATCACTGAACACCCCCTACCCTGCCCCGCAGATGATCGAGGAGATAAAGGCCCACACAACCGAGGACAAAACAGGAAGCGCACACAGCGCGGAACATAAAGCGTTGGTCTGGGGTCGATAGGAAGGGAGTCATAGGACACCCCCAACATGAATCAGGCTATCGTCATCACAAGGACGCCAATCATGTGCCAAACCCAAACGCCGGAGCACAAGCAAACGAGACAGGCGCACCTGGTAGGCTTCGAGCTTGATGAAGTTAGAGAAGCGCCGCATGTGGTCCAACGTACAGACACCATAAGGACGAGTGGCACAACCTAGTACGCCAGCCGGATAGAAATAAGCACACTGGATAAACTGCGCTGACAGAATGTGGAACGGTTTATCTTTTATAATCATTGGTATATCTCCTAAAAAGGGGAGCCGGGGAAGGCTCCAAACCCAGGGGCGACCCAGGACCGCTACAGGAAAAACTTATTGGTTATTGCCAATGACGAAAGATATAAAGCAAATATTGGCTATTGTCAATAACCTAGAAGATGCCTATTGTTAACTGCAGGAGGTGCCCAATGGACACAAAAGAACTGATCGAACGAGCAAAAAAGAGAAATGGAATCAAAAATATGACCGGAATCGCAGAGGCCATAGGGATCAATCAAAGTAGCCTGAGCCTACTAAAAAGCGGCAAAAGCGAACTGTCCGACGAAACCTACATCAAGCTTGCAAAGCTAGCCGGGGTAGACCCAACAGAGGTCATCATCGAAAAGCACATGAAGAAAGCAGGACCAGAAGGGCGGGTGGTGTGGGCCAACCTTGCGAAGGCCCTTCCAAAGAAAAGCGCGATGATTGGATTAAGCGTGATCCTACTGATGCCAGCCCCGCAATCGCACGTCAACACGCCGACAACGAACATAAAGTCAGGGGGTCAAGTACTTATTATGTAAAGTTTTATACTTGGTTCGTAAAAATGAATGAAAGATCGCAACGCCCCTATCCGCATCAAGCAATTCGGTAAGGAAGGCAGCAGACAGCGCAAGGCAGTACTTGCCGAGGCAAAAGAATTCGCCGCCCGCCAGCATGCGGCCGCAAGGGTCGTCTCTCCTCGCTGGACGCCTTCGACTGAGTGGAGTAGGATTTATAATCCTAATGTCGTCAGCTACTTACTGTGAGAGCAGCCTACGTACTTTTCCGCAGCGCGGCAACATGCGCAATGGTATCGAACAGACATGAAGTAATTTCAAAGGAGGCAGAATGAGCTACTTTCAATCCTTCAGTAGTCGAGGTCCTTGGTGGGTGCGACTGCTCGCGGTGATGGTAAGCATGATCCTGCTGGTTGGCCTGTTCTTCTTCGCTATTTTTGCGATCATCGCGGTTGCCCTCATCGGCGCCAGCGGGATGCTTTTCCTCTGGTGGCAGCGGCGAAAAATGCGCAAAGGGATGCATACGGATATCGTGGTTACTGACTACCGGGAAATCCATCCCCCGCGTCCGCCTTTTGACAACACCCGCCGTTGA